ATACCTGTAAAAAATCTAGACTGGAAATATAATGGATTGTTTGGATCTCTTTGGGGCGATAATATAAAAGAATGCGAATTCGTACACTTTTATCTAAAAGATAAATTACCAGAGAACGGCGAAAACGTTGAAAGGTTAATGGAACAAATATGAATATATTATTGACAGGGACTAGAGGGTATCGCCCAGGATTCATCGGGAACAACTTTTTAAAGTTGTACAAAGACAAGTACGACATCTTTGAATATGATGGTGATATTCGAAACTTTGATATGCAACTAAGTGCGTTCGATTATGATATGGTGATTCACCTTGCCGCACTAGCAGGTGTTCGTCGCTCGCACGAGATCCCCACTGAATACTGGGATGTTAATGTAAAGGCATCGCAATTAATATTTAAGCAGTGCGAAGAAGCACGTGTTCCGATTATCTATGCCTCCTCTTCTTCCATTTATGAGTGGTGGTTATCACCATATGCAGCAACCAAGTGGTTTATGGAATGTATCGCACCATCCAATGCACTTGGTCTAAGATTTCACACGGTGTATGGACCAAACAGTCGTACTGATATGCTGTACGACAAGTTGCTAAAACGTGAAGTCGAGTATATTACCGATCACGTTAGAGATTGGACTCATGTTGAAGATGTTTGCAGTGCTATAGATATCTGCATACAAAATTTTCACGACATGAAACATCTCGTCGCAATAGATGTCGGCACTGGTGACCCTGTAACAGTTAAACAACTTGCAGATAAAGTTTGGCCAGGAAATAATTTGCCAATCCGCAAGGTAACTGGCGAACGAATAATTACTTGCGCCGACCCTTCCGTATTAAAGGAATTCGGTTGGAAACCTAAGCATCATATCTTAAATGACTAAAGTAGCAATCATCGGCATGGGTAGTTGGGGCACGAAAGTTTATGAGTGCCTAAAGAGACTACAGGTTGACATAGTGAACCCAGAAGATTCTGACTGGGTGGTTTTGTGCACTCCTAACGACTTACACTACAACCAATGCTTATACTGGATGTCGAAGGGTAAAAATGTATTTTGCGAAAAACCATTAACATTTTCCTACCAAAGCGCAAAAACTTTATACAGTTATGCGGAATCTAAAAAGGTCAAGTTGTATGTAGACGATATTTACCTTTGGAGAGACATAGAAATATTCCCTGATGAAAATGTTTTCTATTGGTCTAAACCAGACATATCTGGTTACTTGGAAAGGTTCGCGTATCACCATTTCTATTTGTTGTTTGACTCGCAAAAGAGCGGAATAAAAACAATTGACGCGCACAACGGCACGATTAACCTTATTTTGAATAACGGAACCGTTGCGAATTTTAAATACGAAGAGGGCGGCACTTTCCACAGGATAAATGGTGTGCCTGTGAGCGATAACGGCGATCCTCTAGGCGATATGTTACAAAACGTATTCGATTTTTCTGTAGACTTTATTAGAAATAAAAATAATACAATAAACGCAACATTAATGTTAGAAAAGGCAATCGAAGTTTGCTACAAAAAAGCAATAGTTATCGGAGCAGGCGCATTTGGTTGTACTACTGCGATTGCTTTAAGCAATAATGGATTCAATGTTGAATTGATTGAAGAGCAAAATGATATTATGCAAGGGTCTTCTTCGATTAATCAATACAGACTACACAAAGGATACCATTACCCGAGGAGCGAGGAAACTGCTCTAGAATGTTCAGAGGGTATAAAAACCTTTGAGAAAAAATATATTGAATCTCTTACCGACAGCAGAATAGAACATTTATATGGTATATCGTCAAAGGATTCTTTAATACAAGCAGAGCAATATAAAAGTTTTCTGAATAAAATGAATCTGCCATTTACTGAGGTCGAACCATTAAATGGTTGCGACTTGACTGTGTCAGTTGAAGAAAATTTATTCGATCCAAATATACTAAAAAATCTCTTACAAGACAAATTGTACAGTTCTAACGTAAAAGTTTCTTTAAATACTCGCGTCGATGATATAGAAAAATATAAAAACGATTATGATGTTGTGGTTATAGCAACATACTCCAACATAAATCAGTTCTTAACTAACAAAAAAGAATATCAGTTTGAAGTTTGCGAAAAACCAGTTGTAAAACTACCAGAAAGTTTCGCCAACAAAAGCATTGTTATTATGGACGGACCCTTTGCTTGTTTAGATCCATATGGCGAATACTTTGTTCTTGGTAATGTGGTGCACGCTATACACCAAAGCAATGTTGGGTATTTGCCGGAAGTAAACGATACATTAAAGCAATATATTAATAAAGGCATTATAGAAAACCCAGAAATAACAAACATCGACAAATTCATAGAAACTGGAAAAATATATTTCGGCGAAGAGTTCGCTCAGTTAGAACATATCGGGTCAATGTATACTATCCGGACTGTACTAAAAGGCAGAGATCACGACGATGCTCGACCAACTCTAGTCAATCATGAAGAAGATAATGTCTGGAGTTTGTTCAGTGGTAAAATAGATACCTGCGTAAGCGCAGCGAACCAATTGATTAAAATGGTAAAAGAACATGTGGATGCTTGACAAAAAACTATTTGTACATATTCCCAAATGCGCAGGAATGACAATAAGACGTAGTGCGCAACTTGAACAGCGAATACATCATGTAGATTCCGTCGACGATTTAAAATCAAAAGATTATTTTGATGGACTTGTCAAGTGTATGATGAAAACTGAAAACACTGGTCCTAACCCAACTCGCGCACAAATCGGAGTTGGTCATTGTAGGTGGCGTGATATTCACCCTTCCCTCCGAAGCACTATGGATTCTTTTGCTGTTATTCGTAATCCATGGGATAGAGTTGTGTCCAGATATTTCTTCGCTCGCAAAGTTGTTTATGTAGAAGGCAAAGATCCTGTTGGTAAGTTTAAACTGAACTCGTTTGAAGATTTCCTTGAGGAAAGGAATGAATGGGGCGGGATAGAATATATGTGGCACCGTGCTATTCGTGGTTGGTTCCCTGCTAAAGAACACGTTTCAGATTCAGAAGGCAATGTTCGTTGCGATATAATTAGATTCGAGAACTTAAATGAAGACTTAGAAAAATACTTCGGTATTTTGAAAATGGATCGCGCGAGAAATGTCACTGGTTTGAACGAAGGTTCTTACACAGATCTGTACAATGATAAAACTATTCAAATCGTCGCAGATTGGTATAAAGACGACATTGAAACTTGGGGGTACGATTTCGATACTGGTCCTACGAAAAATTATTGGGCAGAAAAGTTATGATGGTAGGAAATAATCCAGGAGCGAAAGAAACCGCAAAGCGAATCAGGAAAAATACTGTAGGCGCGGAACTTGGTGTTTGGCGCGGAGAAAGTTCCTCTCTATTTGTAGAAAAGACTAAACACCTACATCTTGTCGACACTTGGTCGGTCGAACCCTACAAAGAATATAGTAAAGAAATGCAAGAACGATATGTTAATAGATATCGAAAACTTGTCGGGTCAGAGAGAGAAGAAGATTTCCAAAAATATTATGACAATGTATATAATGATGTAAAAAACAAATTTAAAAATCTGCCTGTCACTGTTTATAGAATGAGCACGAACGAGTGGTTCAAAACATTTAAAGAAAAACTTGATTGGATTTATGTTGATGCTCGTCATGACTATGATGGTGTTCTAGAGGATTTGCGTAACTGTTTGAACGTCCTACATGATACTGGTGTTATATATGGTGACGATTATGGTAACAAACCAGGAGTCAAAGAAGCAGTTGACCAATTCGTAAAAGAGAACGATCTTCACTTTAACTTTAATAACTTTTGGGGCGACCAGTTCGAGATATTTCTGTGAAAGGACGTGTGATATACATTAAGAATCATGATGCTTCGACCAAACAGGCAAACGAAGCACTCGACAGTTTAAGTAGTTGCGGTTGGGACGTTAAACTAACCCCAGGATACACTCCGGAAACTGTGCAAACCTCAAACTACAACTTTGATATTCTACCTAATGGTCGCTTGAGTTGTTTTGAGGGCAGAAAATTTTTCACCAAAAAAGCATGCGTCATGAATCATATTGCTCTTTGGAACGAAGTCATAACTTTAGATGAACCGATCGCCTTTTTTGAACACGACGCGATAGGTATTAAAGCACCAAACTTTGATTTGATTCGCGAACAGGTAAAAGACTTTTGCTTTCTCAGTATGGACTATGCCTTTGATTGGGGCGCATTAGCAGGTAAGTTTTCTTGGAGACCCAAACCTTCGCTGGTTGATGAAATAAGAGACTTCCCAAAAAATTATCCGTTAAAGCATCATCGTATGTGTATGTATAAGGACGCAGATCTCCCACCAGGAGTTGCTGCTTATGTAGTGACCCCAAAGGGAGCGAAAAAACTAATCGCTGCTGCAACGAACTTTGGACTAGAGCAGGCAGACTACCTTGTTAATTCCTTCAACGTTCGTATGCAATATTACGCTTCATCAGTTTGTAAGTATAACACAGTCAACTTGAATACTTCGGGAGCGAAATGACCACCCCATTGATGAAAGAAGTTGAGATAAATTTAATAAACAAATATCTCAACGAAAAGGTAAACATGCTGGAGTATGGTTCTGGTTCTAGCACTGTATACTATGCGCAACGAGTGGGTAAGTTGACTTCAATCGAGTACCAGAGAAAATGGTACAACAAAGTACAAGAAAGCGTGTCCGAGTTGCCCCATGTTAATGTAGTGCTTATTCCTTGCCCGCAACAAAAACCTGCGGAGTACACGACATACAAAGAATACATAAACTGGCCAAAAACACAAACAGATATATGGGACGTAGTTTTAATTGACGGTCGTGCTAGACAGTGGTGCGCACAATCTATACTTAACAACATAACCAAAGAATCAGTAGTCTTTGTGCATGATTGGGGTCCGCTTGACTTTCCAAAGAGATCGCGGTATAATTCTATATTGCAGCATTATGACGTAATTGAAGAAGCGCACACCCTTGTGGCGTTAAGAAAAAAATGAATGTTTACATAATTACAATACTTAATGACCCCGACTCTCTCGCTAGAGCAGTTCGCGGCATAGCAACTGTTGCGCAATACACCGACCTTCGTCTTACAGAAACTTTTCGCGCGACTGTTCCCGATACTATAAAGGAAGATACTTTAGAGTGTTTCGGTCGTAATGTAGAATGGACTTGGCCGATATCTCATTTTGGAGAATGTATTGACTTACAAACTGGTCTATATAAGAGAGCATATGAAGCGAAAGATTCTGATAGAGTGATCGCATGTGCTTTAAGTCACTTTCGCTTATGGAAAAAATGTGTCGAGTTAGAACAACCAATTATGGTACTCGAACACGATGCAAGATTTATCCGAGAGTTTGATGTTTCAGACTTGGATGGAAAGAACTGGGGTGCAGTTGGGTTAAATGACCCGAGAGGTAATACTCGCAAGGGACGGAAGTTCCATGATTTAGTCGCAGCGTGTGGGGAAGGCATACACCGAGTACCCATCATCGACGAACCGACTGAACCACCTTTGCCTATGGGACTCGCTGGTAACAGCGCATATGTCATCAAACCATTTTTTGCTGACAAACTTTTAAAGGAAGTCGAGCGAATAGGTATGTGGCCAAATGACGCAATTATGTGCCGTCAATTATTCCCGATAGATTTGAAGGTGGTGTATCCGTATTACACCGAAGTCGAACGAGGCGTCTCAACTACAACGGCGATTTAGTTATGAAAGGTTATGTAATAACGATAATGGATATGCCCGAGTCTGTTAAGTCAGCAGAACGTTGTATAAAATCTGCTGGGCGATATGGATTTGAAGTCGAGATTTTTCCTGCAACTACCCCAGAAGATAATCCTTCAGAATATCTCCTAGAACGTGGTATCAGTGTTAAAGATTTCAAAGAGGTTTACTCTCGCTTTGATAATTGTGTAGCTGCGTTTACTTCACATTATCGGTTATGGGAAAAATGTTTCTCTGAGAAAACATCTCTGGTAGTTCTCGAGCACGATGCATATTTCGTCGACGCTATTCCTAATATTCCAGTACAAGGTGTTCTTTCCTATGGTGCACCAAGTTATGGTAAATTTCGTACTCCTCCCAGTTTAGGAGTAAACCGTTTACAGTCTAAAGAATATCTTCCTGGAGCGCATGCGTACGGAGTGTCACCTGATGCTGCTGAAATTATGATTCGTAGAGCAGTATCTTTGGCATGCCCGACGGACTTGTATATTTGTAATAAAAACTTTCCGTTTGTTAATGAGTATTACCCTTGGCCAGTAGAGGCAAGAGATTCGTTCACCAGCATACAAACTGAAACAGGTTGTTTAGCAAAGCATAGTTATCAAAAAGACGCGAGTAAGTATAAAATCATATGAGAAAATACTTCCTTACAGGGTGCGATAAAAACACCGAGTGGCAATTACCTTGGTTCATTCAAAACTTCCATCAACATTGTGATGAAGACTTGGTGGTTGCGGACTTTGGCATGTCTGCGCAAATGAGACAGTATGCTGAAGAATCCTCAAACTATGTTATGGACTGTGAACCAAATGGATGGTTTACAAAAGTAGAGGCAATGATAAAGTTGCGTAGCATGTTCACTGGTGGATATTGTTGGATAGATACTGATTGTGAAGTTAAGGCGGACCCTTCAACTATTTTCCGTTGGGTAGAACCAAATAAATTAACTATGGTTATAGATCATCCATGGAGTAAACGCAGACCAGAATTGGGGCACTGGCATAACTCCGGAGTTGTTGCTTTCGAAGGAACTCCTCAAGTTCTACTGGACTGGTATAAAGAATGTAAAACAGGAAACCACGTCGGCGATCAAGAAGCACTTCATGCATGGTTGGGGGGCGATATTATGAAAAAAGCAATACACATAATAGAAGCTCCGCATAAGTTTAATGTGCTTCGTATTGACATTATAGATAACAACGTTCCGGAAAATCCAGTAATTATGCATTGGACGGGGCAAAAAGGAAACTTAGAAATTAGAAAACAAATGGGATTATGACTAAGAAAGTACACATACTCGGGAATGGTGACATGGCGCAAATGATGCCTGAAAATTGGCGTTATGAGCGCGATGGTAAACTGCTCATCTGCAACCAACCACCCTTTGAGGTGCATAATGTTTATGCTACCGTAATGGTAGATTTTAAAATGATGCAAGCGTTGACTGAAGGTTCAATCAATCTAGACATGTACTATTGGGTTTTGGGCAATCGTCCTAAAATTTGGTGCGACCAGAATCCAGGATTTTACATGAGGCATTCTGGACATATCCGTGAGTTCTATACTGATGTTCCTAAATACTGTGGAGCAGATGCTGCGACAGCGGCAACTAACTTCAATTGTGGTCACTTGGCGGCACATTATACGGCGAGGAAGCACAAACCAGACGAGATTCATATGTATGGATTCGACTCTATATTTGACCGAAACATGAGATCTTACACGGATACGGTTTTGAGTAGCGATAGGACAGATGGTAACAACCACCGACTGTTAGACATTTGGCGACCCATCTGGTTCCGTATTTTTAAAGAGTTTCCTGAGGTCAAATTTGTCCTTTATCATAAGCACCCAAACGCCAAAATACCGCTCCCAGAGAACGTTGAGGTTGTAACTAAAACCTAAGTCTTTGATTTTATTATAGTTTTTTCGACTTTACTTTTGACCCGTTTTCAGGCATAATTGTCTTAAGGTTGATAAAGGAAGAAAGAAATGTACGCGATTATCCAGACCCAACATCTCGAGAACTACGGTGCCCACGACTGGGACGGTGAGGGCGAGTGTCCGCAGTACTGGAAACCCAAGGGTGGCAACACCTATATCTTCACCTGCTCCATCGAGCAGAACATGGATCCCAAGTGGTGGGAGCGTGTCGAATCTGCTTGCACCAGCAAGTCTGAGTATTTCGAGGAATACTCAGTTGGCGAAACTGTTGTCGATGATATCGACTTCCGTCTTGCCGACCACTGCGCTGAGTGGGATGCGCCCTATTATGGCACGGTCAAGGAAGATCGCGTTTCCTTCCACCGCACCACTAACAACACGGAGTTCGGTTACTTGCGCCGCGAGATTGCGAAGGAGTTCTCCGCGTATGACGTGTTGGACAATGGCGAGCACGTCACACATGGTGTCTCTTATGAGATGATCAACGGGGATATTGTTCCCTTCGCCGAGCTTCGTGCTTGGCTAGACACCTACGCACAGGAGGCAGCGTAATGAATAAGCGTCATGGCAGTCCGTACGATCGTGGTTCCGCTGACTCATATTATCAGCGTGGTCCTCGTCCTCACTACTTCAAAGGCGACACTTACAACAGTCCTGAAGTTCTCGAAGCAGATATGACCGAAAAAGAAGTTCGGGAGTATTTTCTGGGGTATGAGGAAAACGAAAACATCCGAAACTTTAAGGAGTGGTAAGATGGAAGACCCCACACCAAGGTATTTGGCAGCACTTTTCATATTTGCGTTACTCATACTTGCAGTTTGGTCTCCCCCAATACTCGCCTCCGACCGAGACGGTGCTAGATTTTGCCTTGCGCAAAATATGTACTTTGAGGCAGGCAATCAATCACTTGCTGGAAAAATAGCAGTTTCGCAAGTGGTATTAAATCGTGTTAACCACCCTAATTTTCCTGATAATGTTTGTGATGTTGTTTATCAAGGTCATCATTACACTAATTGGAAAGGAAACTATGTACCGCAACGCAACAGATGCCAGTTTAGTTGGTACTGTGACGGTAAACCAGATGCCCCTGTTGACAGTGTAACATGGGAGTCGGCGTTACGCATCGCTGATACGGTGTTGCGTTCTCAAGCATCGCCGTATTGGACAGATTTTACCGACGGTGCTCTTTGGTATCATGCCGATTACGTTCATCCCTTTTGGGCAGATTCACTTAACAAGACGAGTGTGATTGATAACCACATATTCTACAAATGAAAAAGAAACCATTACCGCCATTCTCATTCGCCAGACCCACCTATCCAGTGATAATGCGTCACTTAAATGGTGGGACAGTCAATTTTAAATACCTTCATGAAGGTGTGGAAATAGAAATGAATGCAACTCTTCGCGAATGGAATACTGAAGCATATCGCCCAGAAGCGAACAAAGATCAAAATATAATTCAAGTTTGGGACGTCGACTTTAAGCGATGGACTGAGTTTGATCACCGTCAACTTACTGAATGGAATGGAGGCGCAAGGAATGGACAGTGATATGGATCATTTGCTCACACCTGCACAGAAAAGAGCAAAGACTATGGAAGCAAAAAAGAAGTCCATGCTCGAACAGATGGGTGTTGACACTACTCCTAAGAAGGTTAAGCGAAAGCGAAAACCTATGACTGCGGAACAAAGAGAAGCAGCTGCTGAACGTCTCGCGCTCGCACGCGCGAAGAAGAATAAAGGAAAAGAACCCACTGCTCATCCTCGTGTGCTAGAACTTGACCCAGATCATCCTTTGAGTTATTATAACATCAAGGAGCAGTTAAAGGAGTGGCGAGATAAAGTTAAAAGCATTCGCCATCAAAAAGATAGTAAAGAAAGCTCTCAAAGACTAGAATTTCAGATTGCTGAAAATTATGTCAAGAATCTTGGTATATGGTTACGCGACGGTGTTTGGTGCGATAATAGATATGGAGCGGCACGCGAAAGTGCAATGGAATATGTTTGCTATGCACCCGCATGCGACAAAGACGGTAATGTAAAACGTGATGTTGGTGTATTCTACTCCGACATTGGAAAAACATGGACAAAAGAACTTGCTGAGGAACATCGCGCATGAACGATCAACACATTGCAATCCCTCCTATTCTTTTCAATAGAGTTGTAGAGTATCTCGCATCAAAACCTTTTTCTGAGGTACATCAATTAATTTCCGCATTACAAGAAGAAGCAACACCTGTTTCTTGGGAAATGGGCGAAGAGGAAACTAAAGACGATGATTGATGAAGAAGTAGAATTTATTACTAAAATAAAATTTAGTAAAATGGTAGAAGAACTGGCCAGTCAAAAAAATATGTCTTACATAGATGCCGTAATACATATCTGTGAACAAAATGCTATAGAAATAGAAGATTCCAAAAAATATATTTCTATTTCTCTAAAACAGAAAATTGAAGTTGAAGCAATGAATTTAAATTTCTTGGAGAAAAATGACTCCTTACCCATTGACTGACCCCTTCGTAAGAGAATTCATTTTTGACGAAGAACAAATAGAATTTCTTGTTCAAAAATGGAAAGAATCTGAACCAGAAGTTTTTAAAGCAAGAGTTTATGATCGTAAAGAAGGCGGCGAGCATACCAATTTAGAATCGAGAAATTGCGACCATATACCAGTTCCTTATAGAGAATTTGCTGATGTATCAATCAGTTTAAAAGAAATGTTGCAGAATTGGGCGACCGAGTCAGACAAATCTCTTTGGTTTGCTCAATACGAGTTCGTTAGATATTTTCCTGGAGAAGCATTTTACAGACACAGAGATGACGACCCTGAAGGAAGCACTCATAATAGATTCTATACCGCAGTTACCATGATTGAAAAGTCAGAAGATCTGGTAGGGGGAAATCTAAAGGTGTGGTTGCCGAATACCGATACCGAAATAGAAATTAATTTGGAACCTTTTGAAACTGTCATGTTTCCTGCTTGGTTTCATCATGAAGCGTCTACAGTGTACCAAGGAAAACGAGTCATTCTTATTAGTTGGGCGGGAAAAGGTTTTACAAAATAGTGCTTGACATTTTATTCAAAATCAAGTATTATATAAATATGGTTGAGCGTAATACTGCTCAACATACTTTGAATACAAAAAATATTTCAGACATACAAGGAAAATACACATGGACTTAAACGCATTAAAATCACGTCGATACGACATCAATAAACTGGTTGCTGCTGCTCAAGAAGCAACTGGTGGTTCTACCGAACGTTCCGAAGATACCAATATGTGGAAACCAACTGTCGATAAGGCAGGCAATGGTTACGCAGTCATTCGATTCCTTCCTTCCGAAAA